AAAGGGTGCAAGACAATTAAAAAACCCAAAGACAGAAGTTATGATGGTTGATAAAAAAGGGAAAGTAATTGTCATTGATAGAAAAGATTTGAAGAGTTATGAAAGAAAAGGTTGGATTATTGCTGAATCCGTTGAACATCTGGATGAAAATGGTGTTGAAGCAGCACATAAAGGTTCATGTGAAGAAATACACCCAGATATGCCCCATGAACATTGGGAAAAAAAGAAGAAGTCAGCATATAATGTTCCAAATGCAATGGAACTCCTCAAGAAGTTCAACCTGAAGGGAAAGGGTCGTGATGTCCCAGCAATCAATAACGATGAGTGGGGAACTCCCGGTTTCACGACAGAGGGACGCAACCGAGAACGAGGTGATTATGTAGTAGGAAGACGGGGGAACTTTGAAGGTGAAGAATTAGTTGTACACACGGACAATCCTAACGAACAACATATGACTGTTCGCGTTCCAAGAGAAGGTGGAAAAGATCGTCTGGTGCGAGTAGCAAGAACCAACTTCAATAAAGTAAGCAATGGATATAAGAAAAGAAGGTTCCCCGGACCTAAACCCCGTTGATGAAGAAAATAAATAGAACAAACTTCTAAAAAGAGCCATTTCTCTTATAGATATTATATGGAATGGCTAATAGAAAAATTGCATATGTCTTAGCCTCTGTATTATGTTTAGCAAGTTGCACCGCAACTACATTTACCTCCACCCCTAAAACACAACCAAAAGAATCTATTGTTGATTTACCAACACTTTCCGATTATATGGATGAGTGGTTTGTCCGAACAACAATAGAAAAAGATCCATATCCATCTATATGCAGTTTGCATTTAGAGGATGGTAGTCTACTGGGAAGTGGAATCCTTATCCGTCCAGATGTGGTTCTAACGGCAGGTCACTGTATCAACGATGATAATATCTTTTCCGTAGTCCTTGGCGAAGAAGAGATAATAGTCAAAGATATGGTTCTTCATCCCAGTTACAGCCGTACATTTGGGCGGGTAAGTCACGATGTAGGATTAATATTTCTTGAATGTGATTCATCACACGAACCTGCAAAAATGGGTTGTGTAGAATGGATGGAAAGATATCAAGACATTACAACGGTTGGTCATTCAATGAATTATAAGAAGTATAGCAAACTAGGTGTATTCAGATATTTTGGTGTCGTGACAGATGAACCAAACTATATGAAGTTCATTCCAAGACCTGCATCAATTCTGCCTGGGGATAGTGGTGGGGGTGTGTTTACCACATTCCAAGGAAAAGAATATGTTGTGGGGATCATCAGTAATTATGTTATGATTACGATATTTAAAGGTGAAGTGGTAATAACAGAATGTTCTGCTACAATTATTGCCAAATATTTGGATTGGATTAACGAGGAAATTCTAATTGAAGGATTGATTACAAAATAAAGGATAGGGTATTTAAGTGAACGTTAAACTAACAACAGCATTAATTTGTTCAGGAACAATGATGTTTCAGTCCATTTGTAATATATTAGCAGACTCCTATGTGCAGTCTGCTTTTTGGTTTGGACTTGGAACATTCTTCTGGTTTTATTCGTATAAGAAATTATATAAACCAGTATGACAGAAGCACTTCTTGAAATAGGAATAATCTTTATGATACTTCTCCTACTTCGGGATGATGGAAGTCAACATAAATAGTTGTAGGAGATTCTACAATGATTATTGCAGGAGTAGATTATAGCATAAGGACACCAGCAATCTGTGTGTTCGCTGCTAAAGAGAAAGAGGCATTCACATTCAAGAGATGTCGCTTCTATTTCCTCACCGACACAAAGAAGTATGCTGATTTCTTTTTGAAGAACATTCACGGTGAACGATCCCAAGATTGGGATTGTGATTTGGAACGGTACAAGAGCATTGCTGATTGGGCCGTAGATAAGTTGATCGGTTGTGATCAAGTTGCTCTTGAGGGATATTCATTTGGCTCTAAGGGGAAGGTGTTTCACATTGCAGAGAACACGGGTGTTCTGAAATATAAAATTCATAATATGGGAATTCCATTGGAGATTATTCCACCTACCACCATTAAGAAATTTGCAACAGGAAAAGGGAATGCAGATAAGACGATAATGCATAAATCATTTGTTGAGGAAACTGGTTACGATCTTAAGAAACTCATTACACCAGATAAGGGTTCTGTGGATAATCCTGTTTCTGATATCGTCGATGCATACTTCATATGCAAGCACCTACATGATAGCATATTGAGTTCATACAACAGTTAATGGATGTCATCCCCAGACCATCTCTTAAACTGCTTGCGAATATTGGCAACTTCTCTTTGCGTGGCTCTGGATTGAATGATGTTTGAAGTTTGCTTAAACTGTTTGTGGTCGATTACTTCACCACCGTTCTTTGCAGTTTCTACACTATAGACAACTTCTTCTAGTGCCTTTTTATCTTTTCTGAATTGGTATATGACAATAACAATACCAGCAAGAACACCAAGTCCTGCAAATATACCGCCGAATATACCAACATGTTCCATGTATAGTGTAGCATAGGTTCCAAGTCCACCCGTGACAGCACCCATCAGGAACAACAAAGCACCCAATTTGGGATTTACGAATATCGCTATTGCAATACCACCAATACACAATAGTAATCCTGCACCTGCGGTTACGCTTGCAATCCAGTATAAACTCTGGACTGCTTCTTTGCGTTCTGCATCTCTGAATTGTGAGTTTTCTACTTCCAGCACTTCTACTTCATCTGCTGCAACATCTATCTGATCTGCAATTACAGGGAGTTCGTCAGGTTCCGGTATTTGACGAACATCCTCTGCAATATGCTCAAGTCTTTGTGATGTATCACCGCGAACTACAATGTCTGGTGTTGTGGTACATGCCGTACCAAGTAAACATAATGTAAAGAGAAGACATTTCATCATTCTGTCTTCTCTTTCAACAGTGGAGGGATCAAGTAGGACATGGTTCCAGTCACACTGTCTTTGATGATCACTGCTTTGCCGGGATTTTGGTGTGAATATGACCGAATTGATTGATTGTTGATATCTTCCATGTTCATTTTTCTTGACCAGCGTTCGTATTTACTTCTCCCACGGAGAGACTTACTATATTCTTCACTAGTAATTGTGAAAACGGGACAACCTGCAAAGGTTTCTTGTGTATCCCATCTTTTCTTTCTTCTGTTTACTTTAATACGATCTGCTTCCCTGCCTTGAATTTGTGGTAGATCATCTGTGGGAGTTATATTCTGATGCATTCCAGCAACTCCACCACTAGTTGATGTCATCATTTCGTATATTTCTTCAATTAGATCGGTGAATGTTTTCATGTCTTCCTACTTTCTTCCAGAACTTTTGCATCGACGAATTGTTTTTTCCTGTGAGTGTGCTTTTTCTTTTGTTCTTTGATATTTTTTCTTTTCTGATTGCATTTTCTAATTTCAATCTTGCAACCTTTTTTGAGTTAGGTGTACCGTCATGTTTTGTTAGTTTTTCTAGTCTGCTATCCCTAATAGGAACCCTCATAGGATTTTTAGGCTTCGCTGGCATTCTAGAGGATTTTAGATTGGTTTTGTTTCTGTTTTTGTTACACCCACAGCCCATTTTAAACGTTCCTTGTTATGTTCAATAGTTTTTGTATTTGTAGATCACATTTCGCTTCACGTTCACCACCCGGCCAGTACAAATAATCTTTTTGCTTATTCTTCTTTAGATTTACTAAAAGTGGCAAAGTTGCTTTTTCCACTTCTTCCATTTTTGCTAACAGCAATTGATCGTATTGTTCCTTGACTGCGGTTGCACCATCACAAGTAGAATTCATCTGAAGAATAAGATCTAATTTTTCTTGCATCTCCTTGATTTCATCGGGAGTGGTTTGGTCATCCAATTGTACTAGGGCATTAAGTTCATCTTCGTCCGCTGCGGTGAACCCAAAATCAAAATCACCATCTAGGAATTCATCTGGAATGTTTTGATTGGTTGTCATTTATTTTCCTCTGTTAAGTTTATGTTGATATTGTTTTCGGTATACATGTAGTTTTTAATTTCTTGTAAAACGAGATCACCATCCCCACCAATTTTTTCAACTTCATCCTTAAGGAGAATCATTGCGGTGGGTATAGTTTTTAGTTGTGCCTTGAGGCTGGGATCTGGGACTTTATTTATTATTTTTTTTAGGTTTATAACTAGACGGTAAAAGGCATCAACTGATTTCTTTTCTTTGGTTTTAGTTAAGGTGTCTACCTTCTTCAAGAAGTTTCCCTTACTGTCTATGATTCCATATTTATAAGCGTCAAAACTAGAGAAGGGTAGGCTTATAAGTTTAATGAATTTATAGACAGTGAAGGCACTTATCACTTTACCTGCATCTTTCATGTCTTCATAAATCATTTCAATTCCTCCAAAAGTTTTATTATCTTATGATCCATTGGTATTTCATCTAATTCAACTTCGGGTATTTCTTTTGGTAGGTATTTTAGATATTGTAGAAATGATTTCAAATACAAGTGAAATTTGCTTTCTATTTTAAAGAATAGTATTCTACAACAAGCCTCTGATCCGAATAAATTGTTTAATATTATTATGTGGTTTAAGACTAATCTCTCTCTAAGCAGTCCCTTGTTATGATATCTTCCCAAAAGTCGTTTGATGTATTTGATACGATTCATGTCTTCATAAAACTCTTCAATGTCTTCACATTGGGGATTTATGTACATCTTCATCGAATACATTTCAAAATTTTTTTTGGTTAATTTATCAAACATAATATAATATTAAAAATCACTCTTCGTTGCTGTCAGACTCCTCTCCCTCTCTATTTGGGACCACCCTTGCATCTATTTCATACAAACCATCATCATCTCGCATGACATCAACTTTAAGTGCTAGTCCAACACCTCCATTATACTCGGCGATATTGTCACTTTTGAAGAAGCCCTTTTTAAGATCATGGGTTGGTGTTGTTCCGAAAGAACCACCCCATCGTCTGAGTGGGAAATCCATTGTGTCTTCTGTGTTAAGAACAGAAGTGTTGTCCCAATCAAATTCTAACCCTGCAAGATTCATCTTGTGTCGAATTTGAGCCATCGCACCCTTGGGTTCAAGGAATTCTCTTTGGGTGAATGCTTTTAAGAATGCATTGAGATTACCCACCTCGTTTGCATTTTCAATTCTATGTACACCAAAATCGCTGTGTGCTGATCGTGCCGCACCACCAACTGTGTACTGACCTTCAGAAATTGTTTGCATTTTTTCTTGTAACTCTTTATAAGTTTTCATAAGTATTCTCCGGTTAAATAACTGTATTATTTATGCCTTTTTGTGGCTTGCTTGTCTCTTAATTCAATATCCAACTGTATTTCTACTCGTTTTCTTGCATCTTCTATATTATCATACAGATTATCGGTGTTTATTTCATCGGTTTTGTTCCAACTACACCATTGAGACATTATATATCCTACTACTTGGTTGCTTCTTCTTATAGGAAGGAAAGAAAAAGAAACAACGTTGCTATTTTCCAATAACTGTTTACACCATGAATCCTCCAACTCAGAAGTAACATGAAGAGTTGGCTCATTGTTCATCAGGAGTTTCATTCCATCAACACACATGGATAACAGAAGATTGCTTTTGATTCCCATCTCAGATGAAACGCTAGGTGCTAAAGATTCATGTGTTAGTGACATCTTTTTCATAGAAATACCATCAAGGAAATAACCACCATTGTGGAATTGTACAATCTGAGCCCTTGCACAGTCCGTGTTCAATCGTAGTTCCGTGAGAGTTTCGTGTATATTGGTATGTGTGTCCCAATAGCACGAATCCGGGAATTCCACCTTCTGTCGTTTCTCAAGAAGTTTCATACCTCTAGCCTTTGCAATTTTATATCCACTTATTATTCCTCCTGTTAGTACTGCGACTATTATACCACCCAGTTCTACCCATTGCTCTATCGTCATATTCAAACACCTTTAAATGTACTAGAAAATGTTTCGTCTATTGACATGAATGGTGTTTTCTTTATGTATTTGTCCCTTAGTTTTTTTGTTCCCCACTCTCCAGCACCACCTTCTTCGTATACTTTGGGACAATCTCCAATATCTATGAAATGCTGTAATTCATCCATCAAATCCCCTGACATATCAGGCCCAATTTCCATATCATCGTAACCTGCTGTCCATCTGAGAACTTCTTCTATCACTTGTGTTTCTTCTCCAACAACATCAAAGACGGTGAAATAGTCCATTAGAATTTCTTCATCTTCTTTGATGTCTCTTGTAGCAACAGCGTATAGATTACCGTCCATTTCTTCCATTCTGACGTTTTGGTTTTTGTGGGAATGGTTTGTTAGCCTACAGAAATCAGTCCGTTGGTATGCTACTTCTTCTTCAAGGAGGTTCATTAAGTAAAGACCAATCACTTCGTCTTCTTTGATGTCCTTTGAAGCAAATGATCCCTTTCCGTGAAGAGAAGAGTCTTTGAATTTATAGTTTGGATCGTGTAACTCTAATGGTTTGGGGGGATCACCAAGTTCCCAACCAGTTGGGGGGATCACCAAGTTCCCAACCAGAATCTCTATCAAGCGTTTTATCAAACAAGTTTTTCGTCAGTTCACCTTTTTGTATAGGATAGTCTGGCAGAGCCATGAGATAATCTTCGTCTACGAGATCATGTGTTCCCTTTTTAAGAATACCTCTTTTTTGTAGGGAAGATGTGGCAATAGCGTATGCTTTACTGTTATCCATTCCTTTGGACATTAATCTATTTGCTAACGTGTCAAGAACATCAGGCTCGGTAAGCATTCGGAAACTTTCATCAATTGCACTATCAAAATCTTCAGGTGCAGATGTTATAGGAATTTTCTTTTTTTTACCGTTTATGGTGACGGTATTGAATTCTTTAGAACCTTCTTCTTGGAATGGTTCAAACAAATCACCTTCCACACTAACATCATAATTTTTCATGAATAGAGTTGATGCAATATTATCGATGTTGTCTGCGATATCAGTTCTTGCTGCATCTGTGTCTGCAATTCCTGCATATTCCGATTCTGATTCTGATTCTGATAGGAATCTCTTTATCAGTCTTGTAGATTCTGTTATTCCGACATTTGTCAGAAACTGATCAACGTTTTTGATTGCAGGGGAACCAGCAACTTTACCTTTCACATCGACTCGCAATGTCATTCTTCCGAGTCCACCACCAGAACCCTTTTGTGAAATTCTTATGTTTACTGCGCCAGTTTCAATTAATTTCTGGCAATATTCTAACGTGATTGGTTTGAGCCCATATGGAGTTATCATCACATCCGCTGCTGCTCTGTGGTCTGTTCCTTCTTGTGAGAATGTTCTGCGACCACTTAGTTGTTCATATAACACCCTTGATGCCATTTCTGGGTTACTTTTAAACTCTTCTTTGATTCTATTACTTATGTCTTTTCCTAACTTTTGTGTCCAGAGTTCACCATTAGATTCGTCACGAATTCCCTGTGATGGATCACCATTGATAAATAATTCCTTTACAGCGGGTTTCAGGTATTTAGGATCGCCAACTTTAGATTTATCTGTATAGTTCTTTTCAGAAGACAAGGCTTTTTCTATATTTTTAGGAGCGATAATTTTACTCGGCATGCTGGACAGATCGGTTAGTAGGTTTTCTAACGATTTAGACAGTTTCTTACTAAAATTACCACTTTCTATTGCATCTTCAATGCCCATTCTTATTTCATGACTCGCTCTTGGACCTTGCGGATTGCTTGCTTGAATATTACCATCTTTTTTCATGCTAACACATAGCATTCCTTTGGTGTGTGCCCATTCGTTCATTGGATCATCTTCTTCTATCATGATCACATTATCTGTTTTGGGTTCACCACCTCGCAAACCTGCAATTTTTAGTTCGCCACTATATGCAGCACCTGCAAGTTGTTCTGGAGAAAATCCACTATTTTCCATTGATTTTATTGCAGCCTTTGCTCTACTGAGCGTTGCTTCATTGAACGCTGTGAGTTTGGGTTCGTTCTGGAGCCTCGCTTCAATATCATCATCTGACATGCCACTTCTTTGAAGAGAGACATACACGAATGCGAATTCTAATTGTTTACCTTCATCTCCACCAACTGGTATTCGGGGTTCTGGGAGTTCTATTGTAGAATATTCTCGTTTTTGTCCTAGTCCACCCTTTCGTATTTCAGTCAAAATTTTAGAATCTAGTGAACGAGGAAGTCTTGCGCCAGCATTATCCACAAAGAAGTTGGTTTCAAAATCTGTTTGCTGTTGCTCTACATCCTGTTGTGCTTGAAATTCTTTTTCAATGGTAGCAACTTGCATTTCCTTTTCACGAACATTGAGAGATGCTAAATCTGCTTGTGCTTGTGACGCTTGTTGCTGCGCTGGGGTTTCTGGTTGTTTTGCTCCACCCTTTGCGCCTGCTTCTTGTTCTGATTTAGCACCTTTGGTCTTTACTTCATCTTTTGGTTTATGAATCAAACTCTTTGCGGTTTCAGTCCATTTCCAATCATCCTCTTGTGCCGCTGCACCAGCACTGCCTCTCGTTACTTTGCCCTTCTGGACTATAGGATCGTGGTCAGTTTCATGGAAGTCTGCTGCTGTGATTAGCATCACCTTTTTGTTGTTTCTTCCTCGAACCAACATAAGATCGCTCCATTTGGCTTTCCCACCAACCTTGGCAGCCGCCCGTTCCCCTTTTTTTCTAGCAGTATCTCGTTGACGAGGATCACTTGCTCCCTGTCCACGATTTATTTCCTTTTCTTTTGCTCTGTCTGTTGCCATTTGTTTTTTTGGTTCTTCTGCGAGGAAAGTTTCAAACGCAGAGTCTAAACTTTCATTCGCTGGAGCAATTTGCCATTTGTTTTTTTGGTTCTTCTGCGAGGAAAGTTTCAAACGCAGAGTCTAAACTTTCATTCGCTGGAGCAATTGCTTGTGCAGGGGTTTTTGCTGTCATTCGACTTCTCACCTTCTTTAGTCTCTCTTGTTCTGCTTTTTGCATATTGGGCATGAGTCTCTTTGAAATCCTAGCAATAAGGACTTTCTTCTTTTTTACCTTTGCATCTATCTTTTCTCTCTGCATAAACGAGAGATCGTTCCAATTCATACCCCGAATAAGTTTCTTCTTCACTTTCATTATTGCTTGCTTGTTTGCTTTTTGGGTTAACTCAATCTTACCTTTTCTTCTCTTCTCTTTGATTTTTCTTTTTCTTGCACGGAGTTTGGCAGTCCGTCTTGCTGCTTTAGCCATTTTTCTTCTTGCACGCACGCTAAGTTCATTGAGTTCAATAGCCTCTTCGTTTAGTTGTGTGTAGTTTTCTGCAAACTCCATGAATTCGTCATAGTTAAACCAAGATTCTTGTATTTTACCCTTCACTCCCATTCCCCTTCTTACTGCTTTGAATATTCCCATCGCATCTCTATCAGAAACATGTGAGGGAACACCCAGTTTAAATGCATCAAAGTTTCCATCAGCGGCAGCAGCACGCATCTTAGATGCAGACATTCCCGTGACACCCTCTGCATCTGGATCTCGTTCACCCGCAGAGATGACATTAAACTTGTCGAACTTATATTCTTTGTCTGGACCAACGTAGCGAGAAATAGACTTCTTGAAGTCTTGGACCCTATCTGAACCCACAACCATAGTAACATCAGTGTATCCCTGATCACTGAGTTGCTTTAATACATTGAAAGGTGTGTTTGTTTTTTTATCAACATATACGTTGAAGCCCTTGAGGAACTTCTTCATGTATAGGAGTTTGTCGATTGGGGAGAGTGGATTTTTCTTTTTATCGTTCGTGCTACTACCGTATATTTTATGATCAGCACCTAGTTTTCGAGCCGTGTTCTTTACTTTATTGGCTAATAGCAAGTGCCCAGTTGTTGGTGGGTTGAATCTGCCAAATGTAAAGACAATCTTTTTCATATAAATACCCTCCATTGGTGCTTATCTATATGTATAAAAAACAGGAGAGCATATATATCTGATACGCTCTCCTGCAATAAAATTTAAGTAACCCCACCGATTTTCATGTGTAGGTCTGATTTACTGGACCACCTCCTTCCAAAAAGAATGGAAATCGGTGGGGTTTATCTTATATCACTTGTTCCATGGAAGTTTAGATTTTAAATAATTCCATGCTGGAGTACCAATCAATGTGCCCGCAATAAACACTACGATGCTGTAAAATATTGTTCCTAAGACTGTTGAAAACATATTGATTCTCCTTTGTGATTAATGATAAACCTTTTTACAGGTAAATCCCTTGTGATGTGATCTCTCACCATTCATAACCTTATATATGGCAGATTTGTTTAATTCGTTTTGACGGCAGAATTTCATTAGATTATCTACTAAATAAGTCACGCCGCTCTTGTCCTTAAACTCATATAATGGTTTGAGATCTTCGTTACTAGTAGTATGTATGGTTTGCCACTCCCAGAACCTATCATTTTTTACAAATTCACCACCATGTTCTGTGACAAATTGATCTCTGTGTATGTGTGATTTGCTGTTATCGTTGCATAAAACCCATGTTCTGCTGTTTCGTTTGTTTATCATATCTTTATTCATTTTTATCCCTTCACCCAATCTTTTGCAACACTGAAGTTTGCTCGACTAAATTCAAGTCTGTCTACTATTTTCACTGCGTTGTTGGAAATTTTGTCAATAGCAACAAATCCTTCTGGTTTTGTTACATCAAGTCCCTTTGAAGTTTGAATAAAGGTTCCTATCGATTTCACAGATTCCATCTTCCGTAGTAGGATGATTTTACCCTCAGTTAGAAGCGCATGTAAAGAAAAGACAGAATCCATTTCTTTATTTTTGTTTTTTAGATAACCTAGCATTTGTTTTCTTGCTGATTCTCTCTTCTTTATCGCTGCTTCTGACGTAAGACCATCTATCTTTTCCTGTATTTTGTCGTTCATCCATATTATGAACTCCTTATTTGAAAGAGATGTTGTGCCTTGTTTTACTTTAGAATTTACATATATGTTCAAATTATACACAATAGTATTTTTTTGATTTAGATCGTCAATAAAGGTTTTGATAGAGTTTAGTTTGTTTCTTGCTTTCGACACCAAAGAGTCAATGTCGCTGGATTCGGTACTAGTTAAAGACGCAGTACCACTCACATCTTTGAATGATGCATCATCTACCCATACGAATCTATTCTTTTTTAGATTATCAACATTTGCACCAAATGATGCAGTCATGTTCGATATAGATTTACCCCTGTATGTGGTGTGGAACACAATTCCCATTTTGGAAGATGATATCTTTTTCCCCATATCAGAATCAACTGGGACTGCATACATGATAGTGTTTGGTTTGAATGTGTAATGAGGAACACCGTCAATTCGTTTTGTTTTAACATCACCGGGACCAAACATCATGTCACCCTGCAACACACCCTTGATTGGGAGTTTTTTTAGGTTCAAGAGTGCTACTTTTAGTTTGTCTGCAACACCTGATGTGTGGTTTTTGCGGATATCTGCTAGTGTGTAGTTGATCTTTGGTGTTTTGTTGAATATACTCTTAGAACCAACAAAGAACTTACCAGTTTCTGGATCAGTACCACAGAATATAGCAGGGGCCCCGTCCCACTTTACTGTTGCATTTGTTTTAGACTTAGAATTACCACTCAACATGGTTGCAATTTCTTCTAGGAAAGAGACTGCTTCTTCTGCTCTAGCACTACCTTCAAACACCAGATCCTCGATATGAGTTAGGTGTGTGTTCTTGCCAGATTTAGATTCTTGGATATGCTGGATATGCTGTATGAATGTTCTCATACAACTATGTATTTATTTTGTTTCTTGTAGTTCTCTATTGTTTTGTGTAGTTTTGGAACATAGTCCATAGGATTACCAGTAAACACCTCACACGGCATACCATTTTCAGATGAAATGATGATATGGAATGTGTCCACGGGTGTTCCTGTTCTTTCATGCCACATGATTGCATATGCAGTTGCTTGTAGCATGTAGTTTCCGATATCGGATTTTCTTTTTTGTCGGGTGCTTCCCTTGAAGTCGATTATGCTCAGTTCACCATTATACTCAGCAACACAATCAACCCGTCCTGCTAAACCTAGAGTTGCACTCCAAAGAGGCACTTCTAGTGCATGGATGTTGTCAATATTTTCTAGGGTGTCTTTCATTTGAACGAACAGAGAAGCGACAGTGGGTGATTCCGATAACAGGTTGATGTCTTCGTTGTTGAGATATCTCTCAATTAGATCGTGGAGGAAGTTTCCTCTATTGAGAACTCTCTTTGATTCTTTTGGGTTCTCTGCTCGCCATTTTGCGAAGAATTCATTCTTTTCCCACCCAGTCACAGTAGTAACACTTGGGTACTTCTCTCCGTTGGGAGACTGATAGAATCTAGAGCCACTTTGATAGGTGACTTCAAGTTCTTCTA